CAGGATCAGTTGCGCCTGCATCTGCATCAACATTCATATCAACACGAACATATTTTGATAGGTTAGGATAATCACCATAAAGCTTTAATCTACGTTGTACACTATCCCACTTATAATACTGATCTCCTATTCTACGAGCGACATAATCCGTAGAAGTTGGATCTAATGTAAGATTGTCATATCTTTCCATAACGATAACGTTATTATCGGTATCTCGAAGCATTCTTAAAACAACCGAAAAAGTACCATAATCTGTTGCTGTTGTAGTTGATTGTTTAACCTGCGTAATGGAAACTTTAAGATTTTTATGTAACCATTCGCCATGGCCACGACCAAGCAAGCGGAAAAGCTTTTGCTGAAGTTCAGGATTATAATCAGCAGGGGTACCCAAATGTTGACCAATAAACCAGCCGGCCGTTGCCTCACGAGTTTCTTGATCTTTCATTTGACCAGGAGTAGTGCCGACAGTGCCACTCAGTGCTATTCCGTAAATAATACCAACCAGATCATCTCTGAGTGTTAAATCACCCAGGCTGGCTCCCCCGCCATCGCGCAATTCTTGTTCAAAAGTTTCGCCTAACCAATAATTTTTCTCAGAAGCTGCTGCATAAAAATCTGAAGCATTTGCATTTCCTAGCTGGGGGTTCGTATTGAATCGCTTGCGGATAAACGTCTCTTTAGAGTCATCAAAATCAAACTCAATAATCTCTTCACTCTCGCTTGAATCACCAATAACAACTTTAAACAAACCAGTAGTCGTATTTGTTGTGACCAAACATCCGGCACTAGCAGTAGTTACCGGGGTTGCACCGTCGATTGCCTTTGAACCCTGACCGTCAAAAAAAGTTCCACTGAGGCGGATATAACCGTTATCTAAATACCATATTGCAGCAAGAGTACCCGTGAGTCCAACGTGCTCGGGATAAATTGTCGATGAAGAAGGAAATACAAAAAGACCATATGCGCCACCATTCGAAGCGAGTGCATTATTAATGTTATTGGTTGTTTTCCAGCCGGCCTGTCCACCCGCACTACCATCATTACCGGGCGCCTGATGGCCCAATAATCTAACGTATGTAAGAGGTGCCACATTAGATCTAAGGAATGCCTTGGCAGCATATGTTCCATACATGGGAGACTGGCGGTTTCCTTCGCGATAAACATCGCCACCGGCATTGCCAGGAACTGCATCACCGAACATGGTTACAAAATCAGAATAAGATTCTACTTTGACCGGCTGCATCGCAAGACCCTTGGTGGCGCGCCCAATAACAACAGGACCAATGGCATCGGCCGATTTTGGAATAAACGAATTATCTATTTCGTTAATGAACACCCCAGGAGATACAAATTTAAAGTTTTTGACTGACATTATTGTTTCCTCGATCTAAAAATGGACTTAATTGCTGCCACAATCATACTTTAAATAGTATTTTGGAATTCAAAAGTCTTCCTGAAGTGTAATAAAATAGCACTTTCACGTCAGGAAGTGATATTAAAGAAACCATCGGGGCCTTCGGTGGCTAAGCCTTCTTGTGGAAATGTGATTTCAACAATATTCTCTTCTACCTTCACGATGGGTCGATCATCGTTTTTACCCTCGCCAATAAGATAACCTAATATCTTTATCGTTATATCAGAAGTAAACATCCTCATATCTTCATCCAGGTTAGAAACGTTATTGGTGTGTGTAAAGCCTTGATCGATGAATGCTTCATATAAATGACCATTTCTTTTTAAAACAAATGCATTAATTTGCCCTGTTCTAGTCATAAATGGTGCAAGAAGGTCATTCATCTGCTGTTGGTATTCTGCTTTAATGTGAATTTTGTATTCGACATTTACATATACTGGAATGGGAATTGACAGAGTTTTCACGACAATCTTTTTATTTACTCTCGGATAATATCTTTGATCAGTACCAGATGTGTAATTACTACGTCTTATATTTCCAACAACAGCAAAATTTCTTGTTTTGTCCTGTACAATCTTTTTGGCGATGACCATTCTACCGGTACGACCGTCTTTATCATCTGAATAAACTTGGGCCTGATAAATTCCTTTTCTATTCGGATCTTTTGTAATTCCTGTTCTTTCAATGCTTATCAAAGGAAGCTTTAAGGCGCCTGCATCGTCTCTTAGAGATTTTTCATTTTTAATTTGAAATGAGCGTTCTGGTGTTTGCCACAATACTGGCACTTTTGTCCAACCTTCATTAGTATTGGCGCTAAGTTTTAAATCGTCCTTTAGCCACGAAACTATCGAATAATCGATATTTTCGATTGTAGACGCCAGCATACCTATCTCGCTTAAGCGAAGATCGATACCCGGTGGTATCATCGCGAAATCAAATTTATCAGGTAGCATCGAATAGTCCCTTCCTTGCTCTTCTGCATCTGCCAGAAATTTCAAAGCCATGATCAACTTGGCCAAATAGTTTTTTAGGTTCCGATAACTTAACTATCTCGTAATAAAAATCTCCATACAAAACAAAATCACCTTCTCGAACATACATATTCTGATCTTCTTCTAATCTTCTCTTATGAAAATGAACATTAATTTCCCACATTTTATCAATTCCGGCACTTTCAAGATATTCAGTAGCATAATCAGTGAATTCTACCAAAGCATAAATTCTTATGGGAGGTAAATATGTTTTCTCGATTGCCTCTCCATATAAATCATGAAAGTTTGTTCTTTCTATATCAATAGGATAATAAAGAATTTGTTGTCCAACAACTTTTTCAATTAATTCATCATTAACTTGTTTAACTAAATCTCTCTCCTTTTTTCCGAAAAATAAAGGAGGGGGCGGGGCTGCTGGCTTTTTCCATTTATTGTCAGCCATTTTAGTTTATCCTACAAAAATTGGAAGTGGGGTGCCCTTAAATGCTGTTGCAGCGGCATCTGTCATCTCTGCATCCCTCTTCGCTAATTCGCTATACTTCGTTCTATCAAGAATTTCCATTAATTTGTCTCTAAGTTGCGTTTGTTCTTCCTTCGCCTGTGAAAGTAATTCAGAATGATTTAAAGTCACGCTTTCGCCAGGAATTGGTATTGTTGTAAATTTACCACGAATTTGTCCCAACATTTCCTTGCACAATGCTAAAGCATATTTTCTAATCCATTGTTTACCAATCGAATTTATATTCGCATAAGGAATATTATCAAATGGAAGTGTATTGAGATTATTAATTCCCTCTGTTCCATCATCAAAGCTAGAATTCATCTCCCAACCATCTACTTCAACATAAAAATTAAACCATATACGCTCATTGAGACCGTCGCCAAATCCATATTGATCTGGTTCTGGAAACAATCTTAATCTATTGTTTTTAATCTCATATGAATAATGGGAAGTTCTTGTATAAATTGAATCCTCATACATTATTGCTTGCAATTTGTTCTGCCATGTTGGAATGATCTCAAATGTTGAGTCATCCGAAAACTGTCCATATGTAGAATAATTACCAACTACGCCAACACCACCATAATAACCATAAAAACGCCACATGGCGCGCGGGGATCTATAAAAAACCCTTGTGACATATATGCGTTTATTTTCAACTAATCCTGAAAACGATACAGTGTTGCCACCATCATCCTGGCCATCACTAGAGGCATTTTCAACAATTGCTTGCAGATCATAATCCTGTTTGTTGTTAGATGGTGCGAAAGAAGCTGAATATATAGGCGTTGTTCCCCCAAATCCGCCGGCTGAAGCTGCAGCATCTCCTGTCTTTCTTGCCTGTGCAATTTGAAAGCGTGGGTAACGAAGGCTTGCGGAAAGTGGACCTGACGTGCGTTCGCCCTTGTGATCAAAAGTACCCGTTGTCATACCTAAAACATTACCGAGAACGTTCTCGCCCTGATGTAAATTAACAATATACGAATATTCTAAAACTGCTTCTTCATAAGCCGCATAAACGTTTGAGGGTGTTAATTCAATATCTACAACGTCGCCCCCAAGTTTTTTAAATACATAATTTACCTGGGTGGCGGCGCCATTTAAGAAACCCGTCGATCCCGTATATACCCCATATGGAACGGCTGCAGCTACATCGGTAGAAGAGCCGGTTGATGTTAAAATAATAGTGCTAGTCTGTGACTTGGGAGACAATGCTGACATTTAAGCTATTTCCTTATTCTCAATGATAAATAGTTTTGATAAAGTAAAAACCCCCGCGAGGGCGGGGGTTTATATAAGCTTAAATCAATAAATAATTTATTGTTTCTTTGTCTTTGTTTTATTTTTAGTAGTTTTGGCACGTTTAGTTGTCTTTTTAGCTGTTTTCTTTTTAGTTACAGTCTTTTTTTCTTCTACAACGGGGATTTCAACAACTAATTTTTCTATTTCGGTGTTTTCCTGTTCTTTTTCTTTATTATTGTTAAATCTAACTTTCTTTAAATGTGCAAATTTAGGACTACGAAGAATTCTTCTTTTTTTGCCCATGATAACTCCTATGTTATACAATAAATAGTTTTAATTTTCTAAAAACGAAAATCTCAAAAATTTGCCGGCGATATTTTTTGGCAAATTGGTGTTTTTAGCTTCTCTTCTCAAAAAAAACCCCCCAACCGGATTGGAAGGGGGGCTTAAGATGTTCAATATAAGAACTGAGGTCAGGCTTAAACGGTAGCTGCACCCGGCTTACGAGTTATCGTAATACTTTTCAAATGAACACCAGAATCAGCGTTAACGCTCTGGACAATGATATAAGGAACAACAACATCGCCACCATCGAAAGTAAAAGCAGCCGTGGCAGATGGGTCAGCCAAGGTGCCAGCGTCCATGACAGCCGCGCCGATATGTTGGTATGTCACAACACCTGCCTTTGTTACAGAAATCTTAAATCTATGATTTCCGGCGGCGGCAGTAGCGTCAGTCGAATCAGTGTAAGCGCAGCCCGTACCGGAGCCCATGGTGCCATCATTAAGCCTAGTTGCAAGCTGGACATCATCAGCCGACTGAACACCAACTGCTACAAAGTCAGTGTAAAGAGGGTCGCCCGAGGCAGCTGCGAGTATTCCACCATGACCGGTTTCAAACTCTTCTATCTTTCGGAATCCGATTGTAACAGCATCATGATCGGTCCAGTCTACACTATAAAAAGTTGCGTCAAAAGTCAGCTCATGCGTACCAATTGTGCAAGCCGAATTACCGCCGAATGCCGTACCACCGGGAATAATTTCAATACCGGTGTTGTCGCTGGATTCGGCATCACCTTGAAGGTTTAGGCCGGCTACTGTGCCATTCGTATCGGTTGCAACAATTGTACCCTCAACCATAAAATTCCTTGCTGCAGCTGAGTATGCGCCGACAAGACTGCATTGTGCAGCCTGCATTTCACCGTTTGGACCCGGAAAGATCATGCTCATCAACTCACCATCTGCCAATACACCGTGCGCTGTACTACCAATGTTTGAAACAACCGGCGTTTGACAAGAGATATAGTCCCATTTAAATATTGTTTCAGCCGCACCGAGGACGAGATCGCCGTGCTTGTGGGAAGCCTCCGACCCCCAGTTAATCTCTCTCTTCAAATTCTCTAATAGCGCCTCCATTCTCGCGAGGCCAATTCTTTTACTTCCCATGTTAAAAACCCTCCATTTATAATCGTGTCACCGCAGAATTGCGGCCGTGAGCATATCTA